ATTGGGTTAGGGGCGCAAATGAAGAATACTGTGACTTCGATAAATTTTATTACATAAAGAAATTATCATCAGAAGAATCATTAAAGATACTTAACGTTATTGGAGATGTGCCTGACGGCGGTGTAATAGATCTTGAGGATGATCTTCAAGATAAAAATTATGAAAAACTAAACCCCATTTTACGTAAAACGGGGTGGCGTTATGCACATGAGGAGAAATGTGAAATATGCGGACTGTATCCACTTGGGATGGAAAAATATCTTTTAAATGATGAGGGTATTTGTAGGGAATGCGAAAACTCTAGATGACTAACGAAGACATCATCAAACTCATATTGATGTATACGGTAGGTGGTACGGCCGTCGGATACGCTATGATCTATGTATTCGTTTGGTTACCGATGCGGTGGTTTGTGGATAGGCACTTTGGAGATGATGGACAAAATTATGAAATGGGAGATAAAAAATGGCTCAGCGCCTTCGAAGCAATAGGGGAAAATTTTTCAAGAGCATTTAAAAAAGCTGTAGAGCAAGATAGGAAATGATTTTAGAAACCTTTTTGTTTGTATTGATATATACGGTTTTCCCGTGGATAGTTTGTGCGGCTATTGCCTATATGATTTTTGATATTGTATTACTTTTTGCAGACACTATGTATATGCTATGGCAACTAAAGCAGCAGGAAAGAGCTTATCATTCTAAAAAAAATGAACTGGGGTTGTTTGTATGAAGAAAATATTTTTAATAGCAATTTTGATTTTTATTTTGATTTTTTATTTATGCTTTGAAAAAAATTCAAAAATCCTCAATCCAAGTTTGGATATTCAGAAAGATACGGTAATGGACTCTTTAAGTTAAAACGAGTATCCTTAAGGAGTCGTAAAACTGGTTCTGAAATCTCAGGGCCTATATTTCTTGGGATGGGATATATTGGAGGTAAAGGTGAATCTACAAAACCTATTTATATTGTTTGGGTCGAAGGTAGCGATGGGTTTATAAAACGCTATGATATACCAATTCATAACGTCGCTTTTATCGAAGATGATACCTTAAATGTAGAAGCAAGTGATCAAACTTGGGAAAACGGAATTCACGAAATACAAGATCGCTTCTATCTTGGCTCTAGCTCCAGAGTTTTAATACATCTTCCCAAGGGGACAATCATTCAAAAGATAGACCTCGATTTCGAGGTCAGATAGGATTATATGAATTTTGAAATTTTTGAATTAATTTTTATGTATGCGGTTATTGGAACTTTGCTCCAACTCCTTTCCAGATATCCGATTAACGTTTATTCCAACAGAAGTGGAGGTTATCAACCGAAAGAGGATAGCGTTGGTAAAAACAAAAATCCACCACGAAAGGGGTCTGGAGGCGCCTAAAATGAATATAAAGATTGATGATGATGGACAAAATTATGAGTGATATGATAGCAAAAAAAATTGGGAAGAGTTTCGGTCTACAGGATTACTCTTCTTCATAAATCATTTTTTACATATATTCGGTTGGGCTATTGTTTTCGAATATAGTGATCAAAAGTTTATTCATGCTTATCCTGCAAGAGTAAAATATCGAGGTTTCTCTGAGCACGCATCTGGTGAGGCTTACAAAAAGTTGACTAATTACCTACGGACTACTGTCGAAGATCTTGTGGATGAGGCGGAATCATGAGTGATGTCAAGACGAGACCAGAGGCACGTTATACAAAACGTATATTGCATACATTTGCAAGTGAGAAGTCTGTACTAGTCGAGATAGATTATTATTATCCAATTGGACCACAAGCGTCGTTTGTAGTTAGCGGTTATTATCATGGCCAACCTTTGGTCAAAGGAATATTTTATCGAGATGCAATAGGGGACGTTACGACGTATGAAGAAGTCACAGCATTAACCCGCCTTGAGATAAGAGAACTGACATATAAAATTTACGAAGAAGTGGATAAAGTTTTAGAAATGATTGAATGATTGATGTTGTTTACATAAAAAACAACGCAATATAAAATAGAGGAGTATAATTTGTGAATACAGATAAATTAGAAATCAATGAAAAAGAAATATTAAAGCATATTTGAGTAAACGAAAGACTGAAGTAACTCAAAAAGCACACTCAAATAAAAATAAGATTATTGATATTAGTAAAAAAAAGACAGAATAAAAAATAAATCATACTCTAAAGAAATTGAATTGAACCCTTTAAAAAAACTTTATCAAAAGCAATCTCCAAACATTTGGAAGTAACTATTGAATTGTGTGATAACTTGCAGCCTTATTTACAAGAACATCCATCTGAGTTTTTACAATTATGGAAGGCATATTTAGATTCCATAGCGCGCCTGAAAACAAAATGTGATGAAACCTAAATAGATTTTAATATAAATAAGAATCGCATACGTTTACTTAATAAATGACGGTATTTTATTTTGTCATCTGGCAAAAAAATCTCGGGACAATAGTCCCGAGGTAGTTATAAGCAAGAGAAGAAAAATCAATACAATCTATGGCGCAACAATCAATTCCTTCGTTTCATCTGTTGGTTTCGCTGAAGATCCTCCAAACCAACTTACAAACCTGTAAACGTATGCGGCTCTAAACGCACTCATTCCGTCTTCTAAACAAATTTTTTTTAGAATCTGATCTGCAGTATCACGGTATTTAATGTGGTCTAATTTTTCCTCCCTCATCAATTGATAGAGTGCGTCGTGTACTAGTGACCCTCTCATAAAGGTTTTTGTGTCGAACGTCGGACCGCTTGGGCCATCCCACGCATACCCGGCCTCTATATGCAATAGGCCGTCTGGATCCAAAGAGACAAATGTTTTTATCCGATGTCCGACATGAACTCGGCTATCCGTTTTAATGTTTGTCTGATAATCGTAAGATCGAACAAGTTCGTATTTATAGTTCTTTAGATTTTTATAAACTACTTGGTCCATTGTTTCCTCCGTCCTTGTTTTTGCCGATAAATCCGATCGCTGCAAATCCTGCTGCAATCGCCAAACAAGCTTGGCTCCAATCCGCCTTGTCGATAAAGACTGATACCACTCCACCGATTACAATCAACACTCCTAAAATTGTTGAGATCCTTCCCTTAATCGCATTATCAGAGAGATATTTCCAAAGTGATTTTTTATGTTTCGTCATATTATATTTCCTTTATGTATTTTATCCTATTGAGATCCGTTTGTATTGCATTTTGCCCGGTGTCCCAAACGCGCTTAAAACTTCTTTCTTAGGTTTAAATCCAATTGGTGCAACAGAGACATGGACCCAGGTAACACCCGAAGACGTGCCCTCGTTAATCAATTGGTGGAATGGCAAATTGAGTTTAATAATTTCCTCCACGATGTTTTTTGTTGTGAGTCCTTGGACGCAAATGTCAGCTGCTTCGCCACTCATATGTTGCGACGTAATGCTCCCTTTCACTTTCCGGTTTACAGCCGGTGATCGGAATCCTGAGTTTACAATAATCGGTTTATCAATTGCTTGCCTTAGTGGTTCGAGTATTGTTTCACAAAGCCTTTTTAGATTTGCAATTTGGCGTTCATCAGGATTGTTCTCAAGACCTGTTTGTGTAACGGTCATTTCTTTTAATGTAAAATTTTCAGTTAGATTCATAATTTTTTCCTAAGTAAAATTCCGATTCCTGTTGCCGCTTCTTCTATTTCTTGTTTTTGAGGGATACGATTAATTTCCTCATGCCACGATACAGATACAAAACCTTCTATTTTTCCTTTGTATTCGATTTTAGCAAATAAGTGTGCTTTGATTTTGTTAAACCGAAATATATCTTTCCAAGCCGACGATTCTGGTAACGAATCTGTTAGCAGGTAAACGGAATCAGATTCGCAAATAGGTTTAATAATTTCTAACGATTGAGATATACTTTGGTTCGTATAAAAATTATTAAAATCATAAGGATAAGCCATTCCTGATTTAACTACAATATTTGTGAGAGAAAATTTTTCTACGCCCGTGCCGTTATGATAATATTCGCCATTGTGGAATAAGAATACTTTTGCGCGGCTTGCTTTATAATGATCTCGTAAAACAGCAAGCAATTCCTGGACAGACGTATTCCGATTTAATTCTCTCTGAATTTTCCCTCGATCACGATAGGATTTAAGCCATTGCGCGCACTTATCAGATATATATTTTATAACGGTTATAGTTGCTACGCCTGCAACTATACCAGTTTCCGAAAGAATTTCCTCGATCACGGCGGATCCCATCCTGTGTTTATATCAAATGTAAGCAGCTCACTCACAGACGTGGATTGTATCTCAGACTTTAAACTAAACGCGTTTTGTAACAGACTCGTTTTTCGTTTCGCGCCATCGCCAAGGACCTGCTTAATTTGATCTGCTGTGTGAGCACGATATTCCCTAAGCCCATTTTGATCTGTGCATTTATACATTACGATTTCGTTAAGTGATACTAGGCCAACTAGGTTTAGCTGGTCATCTTGATTGCTGTCATACGTATGAGTAGATCCAAGTGCGTTTGACTTAAATCCAGAGACAATCTTAGTAGCACAGATGGCATTAACATTATTGATGATTTTTTTCCGTAACAGATCAATATCCAATTCCCAACCGTTAGGGGTATAGACTTGGTTTTCTAAGCGATTTCCGGCAATGTCTTTCAACGGCTCTATCTCCGTTTCTGTCTCTACGTCTATTTGCTCTTCCCAACTCTGTAGAACCCTTTCCTTTCCGGTAGTTTTGTTATATACCGTCTTCGGTTTGTAGTCTTGCGCTACTCCGTCTTTGATCTCTGCTACAAACGTATCTCCGATGTTCGGATTGTAATGAAGCGAATATACGATTTCGTGTTGATCTGATTTATATTCACCCCACGCGTCCACGCCTGTCAGTTTGTTGGGATCTGGATTTATCCAGACAACTCGTTTATTCGATTTATCTAAAATGTAATTCATTATGCTACCCTCACTTTATATTTTACTGCTACGTATGCCGGGTTCGTTTCGTCGCCAGTTCGAGGCGTTCCGTTCGCTCCATAAGCGACTGCGTAGTCTACTGTGTTGCGAATGGCAACGCCCGTGTAGCCACTGCCACCAATTGGGCCTGAGGTAGTATTGTTAACATAATTTTGGGATACAAAATGCCCGTGTTCGTGGAATTGATCCTGTCCCGCGTATCCAACTGCACCACCGTCGTAATTTCCACCTGCTGCCTTCGCTCTTGTTCCATGCACACCGGCATTCCGCGCAAAGAGTCCACGACGATCCGGAATATTAAACGTAGTAGACCCATCCCCAAAACTATATTCAACGTTTATAATCATTTCCCCGGTTTGCGAAGATGTAAGGTCTATAATCGAGCCAGTAGAAGTTGCTGAAATCTGAAAGTCATTTGCGGTTGGGTTACGTACATAATAATTAGTTAATGCTGTTACTCCTCCCCCTGTAAAAGAAAACTTTACAAGTTGACCCTCAACACATCCATGATTTGTACAACTGATTCGATCAGTTGATGCAGTTATACCTGTTATATTTTTGCGTACTAAATTCCAGAGTGTAGCGTAAATACCTGTTCGTAAGATCGTTTGTCCATTTGGTGTTTTGTATCTAGATGGATCTAATTGATCAAAAGGGTCTTCACACATGTCGCCAAGAACAATCGGGTCTAAAATAACATCACCAGTTTGCCCATTAACTGAACGAACTGGTATTATGAAATCTTCTACTGTGAATAGTGTTCCATTTTTGTTTTTTGGAATTTTTATAGAATTTATAATTTTATTAACTGAAATAATGTTACCAAATGCATTATCTTTTTTATATTCAAACCACTTAATTCTTCCTGATGTAGGTGTAGGAAAAGAAGCTGTGTTATTATAGTTTTCATAGATTTTAAGTTGGTAAACTTTTCTAGTATTTGCGCTTTGCTGGTAAGAGGAATTAGAAGAAATATTGAAAAATTGTAAATCAACTAGATCTGAGTCTAATGCAACTAATTCAATTTCATAAAATCCCCAAAATGCCTGGGGAGTAGGCTGAAGAGATAAAGATTCTAGGAAATAAATCTCATCGTCTTTTATCATTCCTCCTTTTTTTGTATTAATTGTAGTGGAATTAAAATTTGAAATCTCTCCACCAAACCACTGATATTCTCCAGATTCTAGACAAAATAGTTCTCGAATGAGCATGGTAATTGCTTTAGGATAAACTAATATATCATCTTCAAGACCTGGTGCGAGCCCAACCATTTTAGCATTAACACGTTGATTTGGATTGTATATTGCTCTCTTAGTGATAGAATTGTTTGTAGCAACGCTGACAGTTGTCATTGATTTTCTCCTATAAAATCTTTATCTAAAAATCCATTATCTAAATGCAAGTAACCGAATTCAGGATATTCATTAATTACACCCGCAAAAGCACCAATACCTGCACATTTTATTTGATAAATTGTTCTTAAGAGTGATGCATCAATATCAAAAATCGTATTAAATATTATATAAATTGCATTAGTATGATGAGTAAGAACGGAACCATAAGGTTTGTTTCTTAATACAGGGGTATCAAGATGAGAAACATTCAAAAAAACCCAGTTCTTGTGCTTCTTTGATCTCAACGTGATCTAAATCTTTAATTAAATTTTTAATTGCTGGTAGTGTACCGACAATGGATAATAATTTAGAGAGTATTTTGGCTCTATATTCGTAATCAGGCAAATTAGTGTCATTTGCTACTCCTAAAAACTCTCCCCAAGCATTAAGTAAAAATCCACTAGCATTTGTTAAAGTAAATTCATCAACTAAACGCTTGATGAAACGATAATGCCATTCTATTCCATTATAAATTGCACCTTTATTTATATCGTTTATATTTTGAATATGATTCTTTTCTTTGCGGTCAGGATCGTAGAATAAAGCTCGAAATACCTTTCCAGATTTATTAAAAAGTGAAAGATACTTATCGATCATGGGGGATTGATCCTATTAACCAAATTACATATAATTACTCCACCACCACTTCCACCGATTTTAGGCACTGATCCAGAAGAAACAACTATATCCGATGAGAATCCTACAAATCTAATTCTTTGTATATCTGGGTGTGCATTAATACCTGCACTTTTTAAACGATCAAAAATAACATCTTCTCCATTTCTAAGACGATTTACATAATTTGCAAAACTTTGGTTTACGATAGATATGAGTTGTGAATTTGAAAGTTGGGTAGTAATTAAAACATCTAATTCGTAGTTAAACGAAATTGGCTGAACAGAAAGATTACTTACAAAAAGTCGAGTTCCAGCAGCTTTATAACCGAAATCTGAACTATTTAATAATCCTAATATTTTATCTCTTACAGTTTGTAAAATATTAGGTGCAGTATTACTCGTACCATCGGATACATAAATATTTATCCATCCTGTTTCTGGCTGGCCATTGTTTGGGTTTATGTTTTCAGTTACATAGCAATCAACAATTCCAGAAATTGATTTCACTCCTGATAAGATTCCAGATAGCGTAGATCTACTTAAATTATTTACAAATTCTTGCCATCTGATTAATCGTTCTTCTTCTGTTTCCTTATCTGTTCCGCCGGTTATTGGGTATGGATTAAAAATACGATCAAAATCAATTAAGATAGTTGGATCAGAAGTTTGAAAAATATCACCACGACCTAAGTTAGTATCAATACTCAGAGGATCTACGTTATATTGAGTGCCAGGCTCTACTGCACGAATGTCTATATCAATTGATGTATGACCAACAACTAATACTGCTGGATTTACTGTTTGATACACTTGCCCGAAAAGTGAAATCGTAAATATCGGAATACTATAATTTGATGTTAAACCTGATTTTTCGAATCTTATAAATCCAGTAGATTTTTTTCCATCAAGAAGACCAAAACCAAATGATTCATAGCACGCATTTCTCTTAGCATATAGATAAGCAGAGTAGAATTCTGAACTCATACGAGACAATACTGCTGCAATTGCCTCAAGAATTGTACGAATTCGAGAGCCTGGTTTAAAATTCGTAAGTCTCACATTGGCCGCAACTAGGTAGCTTACAAAGTTTGCAAATATTCCAGAAAAAGTCCTAGGTGTATATGGACTTGGATCACTCATGGGAAGTGGACAAGAGATAATTGCCTGAAAAAAATCAATTAAAAATACTTGAAGTTGTATTACGATAGTTTCCTTGTCATCTGCCATTAGACAAAAATGGGATCTTTAGCTACAAGCGTAACAAGAGGCACCGGCGGGTTTGAAGCTACCGGCGCATTTAGTTTAGAATTTCAGATACGTCAATCAACATCGGGCGTTTCTCCTATATCTTTTGGAGAATACTTTTTTTGATTGGTCTTTCGCGTCTGGAACATTCGTCGTAATAACTTCGTATAGCATACATTATACGAAGTTATACGAGTTGTATTTGCGGATCATGGAGGATTTAAAATATCGCAATCAAACGAAGATCCGTTAACGTGGCTTTGGTCCTTAAATTTAATAGGGATCGCCGATCTTTCATCAAGTGCGCCTTTTAGACGTCCCGCGTTACCGGATCCAAAAGCATTAATAAACAATGCAATAATAGCATTTGATAATATACTTACTGACATTTCTGGACCTTTGAAGTATTTTTCTAATGTAACTGATCTATATAAAGACATTGCTAATTTAGCAAAAACAATGAAAAATGATCTTAAAATGTTTGAGATTACAAATAAAAATACGTTGAATAAAATCGCTAAATCAGGTGGGCCTCTTAAGAAAAAACAAATCAATTTCACGAACTTTTAAACCAAGTCTATTTCCCAAATCAGATAGTTCCTGAAATGGGAACTTTAGATAACCCTCAAGTCCCGATTACATCTAACTCTACATTAGATGATATAAATAAATCCGAAATGCCATCTTCGGTTTATAATAATATTTTTACGACATCTGTTGTGCCTGAAAATGAATATGTAATTGCGATTGATCCTATGGTAAATTCTGTTTTAGATATTCAACAAGCCCTTGCAGATGTAAGTGCTGCTTTAATTTTAGTTAATAACCAAAATATTTCACAAAACTTTGCTTATATTACTGTAAATCCTGGCATGTCTCTTGAAAGTATATCAAATTTTTACTATGGATCTCCAGAACGCGTTCAAGATTTAATTAGAGACAATGGGATGTTGTTGGTCGGAAGAGGGGATGATATTGTTGGTTTATCAATTCGAGTTCCGTCTCAAAAATCTTACTCTCAAATTGATACAGGTATAATCTCAGAACATCGTATTCTAGACTTTCTACCTCCTGATAAGGCGCAAGAAATTATAGAAAAATGGTATTTTGGAGAAGATATAAGTTTAACAGATGATTATGATATTGATGTCGAATCTGGTGATCTTGCGATAACGAGTGGTTTAGATTGTTTAATTGACGGATGTTTGGATAAACTTAGAATTTTACCTGGTCAAATCCCATTTCATACGGCTATAGGCGCAAGTATTGAACCTGGTACTGCACCGGATGAACTTTTTAGTTTAGTTATTCCTTCAAGAATTATTCAAAATTTACAATCGGATCTTGGAGTAAAAGACGTTTTAATTACTTCGTTTGAATTCAATGGAGATACGATTGAATACCAAGTTCAGATAAGTCCGATTGGTGATTTCAAAAGTTTTAAATTACGTAGGCGTCGTAATTTTTAATGATTCATTCAATTAAACCAACGTTTAGAGTGTTCTTACTCGGATTTATTCCATACGAAGTAACTTCTGTTTCTAAAAGGTATAGTTATGATGAAATTGTTGCTTTAGAATCGCCAATCGAAATTCCAAGCAATATGATAGCACGCATTAATTTCAAGGATTCCGTATCCGGAGGTTCTTTTAAAATTGATCTTCCTAAAGGTGCTAGAAATGATTTTTTTACAAATGGTCAAAGAATACGTATAAGGGAATTATTTAGACCTGGTCGATTAATCGTTATAACCGAAGATGACAAAACTAAATTTGCTGGTCGTATATCCGAAAGTACCCATAGAGGGGGTGTAAGAGGTGAATCTGATTACACTGTTACTGGGGAAGGTCTGGAAGAAGCGATAAGTTCACAAATTTTATTTATAGATTTCGATAATTCTAAACCACCTTCTAACACGATCCCCGTGGAAGTTGCCGCAAAATCACCAGGTAGTAGGTTACAAATAGCTTTACAAACAGTTCTAAACGCGATTAAAGAAACAAAAAGTCCAACGTTAATGATGCAATCCCTTGCGGATTCTGCTATTAAACATTTACTTAGTAATGGTAAGTATGGCGGAAGAGAATTTTTTCAAATGGTGGATACCTTAACTGGACTAGACCAAGAACCTTATACAATTGCTTTTTTGCATACGCTTCAGTGGTTAAATTCTCAAAATTTCGGGAACACTCTTTCTATTTGGTCACTGATGGAGTCTTTGGCAAAACCTCCGCTCTATGAGCTTTTTTTCCATTATGATCAATCTGTAGATTTTTATATCAGTGGCGAGAATAAGTCACTATTTATACCTAAAAAATATGAATCGGTTAAAATTACTTCCCCTGATACGTTGATTGGAACACTTGTGTATCGTAAAACACCTTTCCAATTTCTGGATTCTGTTTCTCTTTCTAAAGATACAATGCAAGGTCTTGTTGTGGAGGTGGATCAAAGTTATATTAGTAATTTTGAATTAACAGAATCAACTGCTGATATTTTTTCAGGTGTCCATGTCAATGTAGGTATATTCGATAATATAATGGGACTTATGTTAAACCCTGTCACATATAGCCCTCAACTTCTTGCAGAATTTGGGCAACGTGTTTTATCTATCGTTCTTGATGGGTCCGGTTTTCCGAAAGAGGTAGATACAGCAGCCGCACAAAGTACATTCAATCTAAAACTAAATGAAATGCAAGCTAAGATCTTTAATACTTTCGGAACCGGAGAAAGAATTTTTTCAGGATCCTTTTCAGGTGGATACTTTCGAGGTGTTTCCAAAGGCATGATTATGGAAATAGTCAATAAAGATGGAGGAGTGCAATCTAGATCACTTAACGGAGATTTAGAAATTTATGATCCAAGATTCTATATTACTGGTATAGATGTAACTTGGATACCAGGTGCAGGGAAAGCAGATCAAACTATTTCTGTAAAATGGGGGAAAAGAAAATTAGATCCTATGTGGGACCAAAAAACAATTTCTTAAGTTTGGATTTCTTTTTATAGCTTATCCCAATTCGGAACCTTACCATCAACCTTTGTTTCAGTAAGTAAATTTTGAAAGTCAGAAAAAATTTGCTTCTTTGCTTTACCTTTGTAATATTTTGAAAAATATTGAGATGTTTCAAGATCTTGAATTTCTTTTGTAAACGCATACAATGCTAATTGATTGATAGAGATACCTTGTTGTTCTGCAATTTTTTCTATTTTATGTTTTAAATCTATAGGAATTCTAATTGTCAATACACTATCTTTTGTTTTCATGATTCTCTCTCCAATATTTCTATTTTTATTGAATGGGTAATAGGGACTTCGTTTATTGATTTTAGGACCAAAAAGATTACATTTGTTATATAATTTATAGTGGACAAATTTTTTTAAAAGTAAATAAATACAAATGCTCTTATTCTAAAAGATATGAATGATTTACGTAGAAAGGAAATAAATGCCAAAGCTGACGAACTTAGAATGTTTCTGGAATTAAAAGTTCCATTAGATCTAGTTCAATCGGTTGAAAAATTAGGCGGGAGAGTATTTGAGGATGAGAGTTTACCTTTCGAAGCTTTGATAAAAAAGGACGAGAAAAGCAATAAATTTGAAATACGCTTACAAGGTAATCACTCTGAAGTCAGGAAGCGTTTTTCAATTGCTCATGAAATAGCCCATTTAATTTTACACATGAATTATGATTACAAAAATCATTCATGGCTGGGTGAAACCGAATATAAAGATTCTGTTTTATATCGATATGGATTTACAAAAGAAGAATATGAAGCTAATGAGTTTGCAGCAGCATTCTTAATGCCAGCAGAAGAATTTAAATTAATTTCTGATAAAAACTATCATTCAGAAAGTGAAATATACAAAATTAAACCAATTGCAGAGTATTTTAAAGTATCAATGGATGCGGTAAAAAATAGAGGCCGTTGGTTACAGATTTTTGCCTGGGATTAATTCTTGTTATATGTAGATCATATATTATTTTTTCTTTGGATTTGGTTAATTCGACTGAGTATAAGACATTAAATCCAAAAGAATGGCCAACAGTATTTCAAAAATTTTATGAAATAGCCGATAACAAACTTCGAGAAAAATTCTCTAGAATTAAAGTCTGGAAATATATAGGCGATGAAGTTTTATATTATTTACGAATAAATTCATTAAAAGATATTTTTGACGCTCCAGTTTGTTTTTACGAAGTTCTACAGGAAAGTATTGCATCATTACATAAACATAAACCAGAATCTAAAAGAATATTGTCAATAAAAGCAACTCTTTGGATGGCTAAGGTTGGAAAGATTCCTTCGTTAAATCAAGAAGAAGCTGAAAATATTTTTAAGTATGGAAATTTTCAAAATATCATAATCTCATCCGAAAACTCATTTAAGACTGATATTGAAGATTTTCTTGGTCCAGATATTGATACTGGATTCCGTATTTCAAAATATTCTTTTAAAGGAAAACTTGTTATCTCTGCTAACATTGCTTATATCTTGTATAAATTTCGAGAAGAAGTATATAGTAACTATAAATATGCACCAGAAGATCGATTAAGAATTTTATATTTAAAAAAGTTAAAAGGAATTTGGAATGGTAGAGCCTATCCAATTATTTGGTATCAAACTGATTGGGATTATAAAAAAGTATTCTCTTACGATGATCATTTACATACTGAATATGCAGACTTTGTAAAAGAAATTTTAATTACAAAGCAAATGAAACTAAAAGTTATTCAAAGGATTTCCGATGAAATTGGTTTTAATGAAGTGTTAGATTATTCAATTAAAGAGATTCAAGAAAATAGTAAGAAAATTGAAGAAGATGAGATTAAACCTATTTCTTTACCAATAAAAAATACGCGAAATAAATATTTGGAATATCGTATGAAAACTGAATAAAAAATCAGAATTCTAGTTTTGAATACCAGTCTTCTAATTCTTCTGTTTTTGATTCGTCTGCATAAAATCGATAATCTTTAAATTCACAGCCACAATATGGATGCACTGGCGCACAAAGCTGATATGATTTTGCATTTCTCCCAACATTATTCTTTCCAGGCCATGCAGCTATTTTCACTCCATGCGGATCGTTTATAACTGTATCATCTCCTCCGAAATATTCAGAATTTTCGAAATCAGAGTAACTTGCAAATAGTCTAACTTTAGTACCCCAATGCGATGAACAAAAGTTACAAGAATTTGTATTACTTGATTTTAAGTATGTTCCAGCACTTTCCTTAGTGGAGTAGTGTTCATATTCTGATTCTGAAAAATGATCCCAAAAATTCATATTAGTAATGTTTTATAATTTCTGAAAGAATTTGCGGTAGCGTGGTTTTTAGTTGATTCAATTTGTTAGTTGCTGATACAAAGGAACTCAAATTATTCGGTGCTGAAGACGGACTTCCTGGTGCTGTACAATTTACTGTAAGCAAGGTAAGTGCATTTGAGATTTCGACTAGTATATCTATGAGATCTTCTAACTTTTTTTCAAAGTTTCTCCTTGTGTGGCATGCTCTAGTTTATTTACAATAGGTGGACTCGAAAGATCGATCTGAAATCTTATCCGATTTAATTGATCCACATGTTTCAATAAGTTTTCTGTCCAAACAGTCTTGTGTCCTGATTCATGGCCAGTCGAAACTTCTTCACTATCATAATCTAAATTTTTACTTAAATTCGTTTGAGTGGATACACCAGCTGGGAATGGATATATTGCCAATATAATTGGATTATCTCTTTTATTTTGGATGAATCCAATTAGGCATAATTGCCCATTCTTAAATCCAGGTTTGTGACCGGAAAAAAATCCGGTTATTCCATAATATGGGCCTGGTAATCGAATCTTCTTGAGTCTTTCTCCGGTAAATAATCTTATATCTGCACGATATTTAAATAGTCCTGAATGCAAAGTTTCTATTTCCGCCAATTCAAACCCATTTTGAATTGAGGGATTACTTGGCCCATTTCCAGTAAATTGGACCTTTTTTTGGTTAGTGAAGGAATCAAATAACTTTCGTTTCACGATTAGAGGACAAGTTTAGAAATATTTTAAATAATCAAGTAATTTATCGGTTGACCAAGGTGTATTGAATTTTGACTCTACTCATGTCTTAGCGAGGTCAAGATGAAATATTCTGTTTTTATTCTATTATTAATTACGTTTTCTTTCTCTATCTACTCCGATAACCAAAAATTAAGCATAACTGTAGCCCCCCAAGATTATAGCAGCGAGTACAGACAAAAGGAATATCTAGAAACGATTAAACTTTTTGAATCACTAAATCAATTTAAAGTTGAGCGAGGTGATAACAATCTTCTTAAAGAGAAACAATATTCTGCTTTGCAAAAAGAAGTTGGGGTTTTAATCAAAAATTTAAAAGGAAAATCCCTTACTTTTTCTTCTTTGGAACATGAAGGCGTTATTCATGAATTATCAAATACTTATGTTTTTACAAGTGGATATAACGATTCCTATTTAGAAAGGCTTAAGAAAAATTCTAAGAACAAAAAAGAGTTATATTTTGCAGAATTTTCTTTTCCATTGATTGATGCAAATACAGGATACGATCAAATTCCAGTGGATATATCTGAAAGACCACGCATAGTTATAGTAATAGTTACTTCTAACGAAGATAATATTTTGTATGGTTTGAATTCTGGAAAACAATATACAATTTCCGGTAAGATTGATCATTTACAATACTCCACCTTAATTCCTCATGAGTTGACAATTTTTATAAAGTAGCGAGGTTTTATTCAATTTAAAAATAACTTTCTAATTTACGCACTTTTTCTGCTGCTTTCTGGCTTAGTTTTATTAATAAATCAAATACCATATCTTGCGTATCGCTTGCCTTCTCAAATAAATCTTTAATTTTTTCATCCCTTCCAGCGATTATATCATCTAATTTATTTGCTCGTTCTCTATATGCTTGTCCCGTAACACCTGAAATTTTATCCCCAGCAGTGGCACCTCTTTTGTCTGTTGGTGTCTCATTGTCCAAATCAAAGAAATTGCTGATTTTTGACTTTTTTTACATATCGAACGATTCGGTCGCTGTAGTAATTCCCAACTGATTGAGTAGTAAACCATTTGTCTCGTCACTAAGTCCAAGACCAGACATAAAATCTCGAATGGTTTTCACATTGTCTTTATTCGAAATTCCACGTTCTGCCAATGCTTTGGCTTCCAAAGCAGATTTACCTGAAGCCATGTGCTTACTTACTAAAACTGAATTAAAAAGTTTCCGCTCTTAGATACATTATCATTTAGATTTTGGTAAACGGAACTGGCGCGATTATCACGAATCCCTAAACCAACAATGTTTGAAAATGTTCTCGAAATATCAGCTGCACTTTGTGTTCCCATTCCGGAGTTGTATGCAGACTCAGAAGCAGAGGTAATATGTGTCAAAAATTCAGACTGTCTCAAACCGGAAAATCCAGATCGAATTGCATCTGATAATATTCTTTTTAATTCACTATTCTTTTCACCAAACTCACCATATTTATTTAATTTCGCAAATAATTCCGAACCCTGGGTTCCACCAATTCCTTGGGAAAGCCCAAACTGAATTCCTAATTTATTTTTGGATATATCAGCAATTGCATCACCACCAAGGATTCGTGATCTAGATACGCCTATCTGTGCAAGTTCAGCATTTCTTACTAATCGCCCGCCCCCGCCAACGTATCCTCCATATACATCTAATGTAGAATCTTGTGATTGCATGGTTTGTTGATACATACCAGCCATAGAAGATATAATTGAAGCTGCGGCACCTACAACAGCACCTACGCCAAACGCAGCTGGTGCGATAGCGGCACCTACTTTAGATAACATAGAAGATTTATTTTCAGTTTGTGGAGACGCGGCTGGTTCGGCTGTAGGAATCCCACGATCTGGAAATACGAATTTCCCACCATAAGTTCTACCTCCTCCCATGCCACCACCACTTAGAGGACCAACAATTTTATCAATCTTTGCTTCCCTTATGATTAGTTTGTCGTATTTTCCGCCTGATCCAATTGAATCCAAGGGCACTTTTGGAAGAAAATCTTCATGAATTTTCTTATTTCTATTATTATGATAATCTTTGAAAACATCTTTGAATTTCTTAGCAGATTCTATTTTTCTCGAAATAATTCCAGAAAATCTACCCGAACGTAATTCGTTAATATCAGACTCTATACCTGTGCCAGTGTTATCCCCAGTCTGATAGCCTTCTGTTGCAGTTTTATTTTTATCTTTTTTCTTACTATTTTTTTTAGAAGATGAGGATGATGGTGGATCGGCTGCAGATGGAACCCTAGGAGCATTTTTTAACCGATCAAATTCAGCACGCATCTCAGGAGATAGTTTATCAAAAATTCTTTTTGCAATCTCATCAGCATTAACTTTAACTGATTTACTCATATTCAAACTCTCACTTTTAATTTTTCAAGATCGGCAATTCTTTCTTTTTTAATTGCTTCGCCAAGTGACCTCGCACGACCTTCTGGCCACGATTCGATTTGCCATTTTTCGAGGAACGATTTGTAACTATTGGATTTTACAGAATCAATTTCTAATTGTATATCTAATTTCTTTTTGAATCTGTCCAAACGATCAGATAGAAAAGAATCCGCATACATTAATGCGAGTTTCTCTTCTGGTTCAATATCATCTAGATTATTCCACTCTTTCGGCAACATCCGATAATTTAGGAGTAGATACAGATCCAAAAGGAAGGTTTGATTCGACTGAATCAGTTTTTTTAGATAATGGGGATCGGTTATTTTTTTTAACTCATCCTCATAGGACTTTTCAAAAGTTTTGTATTTATTCCAAATCTTCAAAATTACCTGATCGGGAAGATCACCAAAATCTATACCGTCCAATTCTCTCGGTTTGGTTGTTAAAATTTTATTAAAAGTCACACAAATTAATTCAATAGCATACGCATCCGATGAAATAGAGCCAAGTGGGACAAAATTCAGTCTTTGGGCGACTTCGACTTCAATATCTCTTTTTTCACTTCTACGGGGAAAATTCCCTGCAAAAATGTGTCCTTCTAATTCAAATGAAAAACTTCTTTCTACTCCTGGAAATAAACCCATCAGTTATAAGCCTCTTTTTTTGGATGCGAAGAATTTTCATGGAAATATTAGAAGCGCCTGGAGTATCCGTATTAACGCCTGTTCTTCTTGAATTTAATTTACATAAAGCTCGTAAAATTCTGCGGCCTGTACCTTTTTCTCTAAATTCAAGAAGATTCCCTCTATGAGTAATAATATTCGAAAGATCTGGTAATGTTTTCACTGTACCAGGGTCCTTATCATCAGTTACAACAAATATCTTACCAGATAAATCCCCTTCAAAACGCATTGGTTTTGTTGTTTTCGGAAAAAAATCACCTAACGCATAAATTGGAGTTTGATTATAATTCTCATCTATTTCAATTTCATTAATGTAGGCGACAATGTTTCCATCAATATAAACTTCCGCGTTAGAGCCGACAAGGATTGATGGATCAGGAAGATCTTCTGGGAGTTGTGGGTCAGCCATGTTATGCCTTACCTCTCAATGGTTTTAAAGAAAGGATATAAAAAATGAAATTCAAAGGAGTTGTAACATTGCCTTCTAAATCCAAGAAAGACCAAGTGTCCCCATTGACCTGAATGGAGAAATTTTTCTTGTATGCTTCTACGCCGAGAGACGCAGAACCAAGTAAATATCCTTGTTGAACAAAATACTCAAGTTTACCTTCGATATAGTTGAGAACATCCGGAACGCGAACTCCAGAAACTGGAGATGAATCATCGACCATGCTTTGACCGATAAATTTCGCATTAAAGCCAACTCTAAGTTCACGCACCATGGTTAACGCAGTTGCAACTGAAGACTTTTCATTTAAGATCAAATCATCTCTTCGCTCGGTTGTGACAGATCTGGAGATCACCCATGAATTGTCTGAAGGTTTTTGATCTAGAATTAAAGCACCAGCCTTGATACAAGAATCCCTGACAGCCGTATCTCTAGAGATATATTCTGCACTTTTAAGTATATTAAGCGATTTCCAAGTTGGAGAAATTCTTGGAGAATTAGCAGCGGAAATTGCATTATCTATTACGGAAAGATAATATCCAGGAAGCGTTTGCTCTATTCCATTTATATCAAAATCCCTAAACGATTCTAAACCATACGTCATCCAATATGTACCAAGCGTTCTAGCTTCGTCTAGTCTTTGTGATACAGGCAAAACACCATCCGCACCACAACCACCAATTGTTTCTGATCCGATTTCCGGTGAAATCATATCAAAACAAACTTGTTTAAAATAAATTTTATCAGAAAGGGTAGAAGAAAGAATGTTACGATATAAACCAGAGACTTTTTTAGAAAAGGTAATTGCATCTTTTAGATCAGATGTTGATGGCACACCAGCAAGTCCACCCTGAGTAAGATACTTAAACATCGTTGAACCAGCGAATGGCTTACGAACAGAACCCAAAACAACTTCACCGAGACCAGTACCCTCGATAAAATTTTGTTCCATAAATAAATCCGCATAAATTGAAACACTTGTTGGCGCCTTTACTGAAATCGCTTCGGAAGTTTCGATATGATCAAGATTTGCAGCCAAGAATTCTGGGGATTCAAAAAGAGTAGCAACGTAACCAACTTGTGAATTGATTTGATCTACTATTTCGCCGATTGTAGGATAGTCAGAAAATCTGATTACGATTGATTGAGAATTATCCGTAGCACCGGCTAATGTTATTTTTAGATTTAAAGCATCGATTTCTAAAAGTGCAGAAGTGCCGTTACCTATATAAGAAATCGTGAAAGCTATCTTCTCTAATTTCCTTGACGTTTGAATGTTTTTATCATCACCGATTTGGATTATTTTTTCTATAGAGTTTTTAAAGAATCGGATCTTTTTACCATTGGGCCCAGGAATTGGATAAGAGATCCTATGAGTTTGGCTAATTTTTAAGCTAGTGAAGTCATTAAACGCTTTTGTATTAGGACATATATTTATAAATTTAATAAGTTGCGGACCTTGTGCAAGACTATCATCACTAGACGGAAAAGAAGCGAGTTTGATAGCTTGTAGCAACTCGCCGCTTCCTAAAATACTCTTTGCTTGATTGTAACCGCTTACTCCGCCGGAAACAGTATAGAATCGCTGATCATCTCTTAAAGATGAATCATTAAAATAAACTCCATTTGCAGCTTTACCAATTAGCACCAAAGTGAATTTATCTGCACCTGCACCTGGATTAGCGCCAATGCTTTGAAACTTTCCTCGAGCACCTGGGGCTACGTATGCTCTACCTTGAAATTCACTTCCTGAGGTACCCATTATTTAGCCCCGCCTTTAATTTCTTCAGTAGCCGTATTTCTTATATCTCCCTTTGGCTCTTGACCATGAAAGAAAAGATCATAAGCTTGTTTCACATCGTATTCATTTTTTAACTCATTAAATTTCCTAAAATTTAATGCGCAAAAAGCCCGAAAGGTTTGCGCCATTGAGTATCGAGAAAGATCACTTGTTTCAGAGATAAACTTTTCTAAACAACTTTGTGAATTTCCTGAAGGAACAGAAGCGGGAGATTTCTCATTGCCAGCCATATAGAACTGGGGACAAAAGAAGAGTTATAAAAAAAAATCAATCAGATTTTTTTTGGTATCATGAGAATAATTTTTTATTTTCCCATGTAGTGCTTGGAATTTGATTCCATCTTGAAACGTTGATTCCGTTTCAACTCTATCGAAAAAAACATGTGCTTTAGAAATGAATGGCTCTTTGCTAAATTTATAAACTCGAACCAATTGTGAGATGATGATCGAAAATTCAAAACCCCAACATCCACGCATAATCTCAGGTGCCTCAATATTTGCTTGAAGTCTCCCATCGATACGAGCAGAAACCCGATAATTTTTATAAATGCGTGCAAATAAAAAAGGGAAGGAGGGCAGTTACGATTCTGTAAAGATCGTTACTGATACGCCTACCCAAAATTCCTCCGCCTCCCCATCCGCTAATCATAACATTTGAGTCAACGCGCGTTGTGTAATATTCTACTGTCCGGAAATTCCCATTAAGAACTTTATCAAATTGTTTGAAATCAGGGTTTTCAAACTGTGAATTATGACGATCTCTATAAAACTGTAATTTACGTTTTATTTGATCATTATAATCAGAATACTGAAGGCTCATTCCTAGCTCTGTTGAAATATCATCATTCTGAAATTCAACTCCAATCTTTGGAAAAAAACTATTATTGGCATTTTCACCGGAGCTTGCATAGGTATATAAAGGATGGCCATATGATACTATGTCTTTGGAATCAATGGAGCGTTCTTCTAGTCCGCTTTCATCCAGTAATTTTGAAAGTTCTTCGATTATTCTCTGTTCCGGATCGCATTGATAAAGGCAAAGTATCATATTTTTTTCTTCTTTAAATAGGCTTCTTTTAAATCTAAAGTTAATGCTTCTGCTAGGTTTTTTAAAAATTCTGAATTTCTTAAAATCCTATCTGCTTCTTCTTGCATTCTTTGGACAAATTTTTGTCCTTTAATTTCTGGATAAGGTTCCCAATTCGAATCTTCCGTTAACACTACCATCTTGCTAGCACTGGTGGAGCTTCCACCTCGTTCATTTAACTGCTGAAATTTTACAGTGTTCGAACGTGAATTTCTTTCAACCTTTTCGATTGAATATGAATTTCTTTTAACCTTTCCGCCCATTGGAGAAGAAACTTTTGAAGTCGAAAGGATCTTCATTACAGAAGAAGCAGATTCTTTTCTTTCCTTTCATTGGTATAATCAAAAATTTCTTACCCCTTGCATTAATTCTAACTTTCTTGGAATTAGATAGTAAATAAGAAGCAATATCAAAAGCGCGCCTTCCGGTTTCAGCAACCTTTTCGAAATTATAAGCAGACTGATTGCTATCATAATAAATTCTAAATCCTAAACCGAATTTTTTTATTTTGATTTGTCCATTTGCTAGATATTGTTGTCCCCACCAACCTAATCCGCCATTTTTGATGGAAACTTCAGAGCGTTTTCCAGCCATAAATTCCCATTTTTCTCGTATTTCGATCGCTACAGAACCAAGTACCGCGTAAAAACGAGGAAACATAGCAGGGTTAGATTTATTTACTCAAAATAGAATCTTTCATCGATTTGCAAATTTGTTAGAAAGTGCCTCAATTGATTTTACACGATTATAATATACCGGAAATTTCTGTAAAAGTTCTGGATAATTCTTAAGAACTTTAAGAGGAATTTTTTCTCCTGCTTTCATTGCATTTTCAACGAACTCTCTATCTTCTTCTGGAGAAGCATCACTATGTTCGTTGGCTGAAATTAACCTCCAACCATTTCCTTCTTTTTCGTAAGTATTTCCATCTGAAAAAGTATGGATGTTTGGATTATCTGATTCAGAACCTTTTATGAATTGATAAGTAAAATTGGTCTTGTTTCAAAGATTTTGCATAAGCCAAATCATGTGGTGCAAAAAGAAATTCGCTTCCCGATGGAAGTTTTATTTGATCATATTATCAACCTTACCCAAAACCTCAGCGATATGACCTCGATTGATTTTACCATTATTCGGTCGTTCAACTCTAACAATATCTCCAGGAATAGCGTATTTCACATCGTTTATTTGTGCACGTTTTTCTGGAGGAGTTCTAGCAATTCGCTCCCTATTCCTCTCTTTTGCTTTTTGTTCAAATTCTTTCCAGCGTCCAAGAACTTCGACAGCTTTTTGTTCGTGTGTAACTGCATGAGACTTAGAACTTCCAGAGGAAGTCTGAACTTTTCCAGTTGGTTTGAAGTTCTGAGAAGATTCTTTCCCTTTCCTACTGACTTCCAATCACCACTCGAAGTTTTTTCATGTTGAAGGCCATCATTCCAAGTTCTTCTTTCTC